GGCCATTCTAACAAAATTGAACACCTGAGCGAACAAATTCATCAACGTGGTTCCGGAGAAACCACTAGGCAAGCAATACTGACCGGGTAGTAGCGATACTTCCACCATCGACGGTACTTTCTTAGACTTCGTCAAAAGCTTACTATTGACGTTGTTTAACCGTATGGGTTTTCGACACTGCGCAAACGCTTCTCTGTACACCCGTTCATTGACGGGGTCTGCGGCTATGAGTGCTCGCTGAGCAAACACAAAAACCGGCCAGAACATCGAAGCATCGCACGCAGATATATCGAAATTAGACCACTCCAGTCTCCCATTATTACGGACCGCGATGCAGGCATCGTCCGAATAACAAATCATCACCATTCTATACCTAGAAGCCTGAACAGTGAGAGCATCGATTGCACGATCCAGCTCCGAGGGCATAGGTCCCTCTATGAACGTGAACGCACAGCCTCTGTACTCAAAGAACTCCCCCCCGAAAGCCGCTTTATCGTCCGCAGCTAAGGGTCCGTGAACGAAAGCAGAGCTCTCCGAGATCTCCCCTATCGCACGCAACTGCTTATCAGGTGGCAACAACTCGCCTGGTTTTAATTTGTAATCGACGTACCTCCTTACATCGGAAATCATCCATCCCTTCCTCAAAAACTTCTGTTCCACAGCCTCTCGCAATTTCTTCTTTGGATGCGCAGCATGTATCCACATCTGCTGCAAGCCAAAGTGATCTGGATTCTTCTTGTGCTTCACTACGAACCACTCGATAAATCGATCCAATCCCGCGAGTTTTAAAGTTTCTATTTGGTTCCTGATTAGACTTTGATGGGTGTCCACATCTTTCCTAACTCCAAACAGACGCTTAACTGCAGCTGAAACTAATGAGTCCGGCATAAGGGCATGCATTTTAAAGCCGGTACCTAAAGAGCACCCCACTAAAACTGGATCTTCTTTGAATGTCGTCCGAGGCTCTTCTGTGAAATGGAACGAGTTAACCAAAGACCTCCCGTCTCCCGGCTTCACTACGTCCAAAAACACACCCCCTCGAGACCTAAATCCATTGAGATCCCAGTCGAACCTTGTGGTGCACAAGATTCCACCTCCTATCGGATAGTCTAAAGGCGCAGTTGGTTTGGCGTGGTAGATCCCGGGTTCCCATAGCCCGCGCGCCCAGCCCTCTGCTGAAAATTTAGAATCTGATAGGTTGGGGTCACGTCCATAGCGGCCCGCTTTATCTTCAACTCCTCCAAATTCTTGAGATGCGCATAATGCTTTGCGCAAGCATATATGTAACCATGCCATCTCATGGTATAATGCTTATCATCAAGTTTGGGCCAATTTGAGTCATCTGACAAAACAGTACGGACGTTACCC